TCGACCCCTGTTTCAGGAGAAAGCTATGCCCAACATCCAAGATGCCGCCCAACAGCTGAACGCCGCGCTGGATCGCATCGCAGCTGCAGCAAACAACCCGCAGCAAGTGCAACAGGCCGTGCAGGACGCCAAACAGAAGGTCCAGGAGTTTGTGCAGCACGCCCAGCAGGGCGGCCAGGGTGGCCAGCAGGGCGGCCAGCAGCAGGGCAGCCAGGGCGCCACGCACCAGCGCTAGGGGTGCTTGGCTAGGCAGCTCTCAATGATCTTGGTGATCATTGTGTTTCTAACTTCGGTGTTGTGCGCGAACACGTAGGACGCAACACCGAGGAAGCATATGTTTAGTAACACCAGCAACAAAAATGCTGGTGGGAGTGCCTTGATCAGCTTGTCGCTGATGCCTGCAATCACCCCGTGGCGACCGTTCCCGTTACTAGGTTCGGTCGCCACGGGACGTCACTTAGCCTTTAGGTGCCGGTGCCGGCGGCAGCGGCATGCCGACTTCCAGCGAGGGGTCGACAGAAACGTAACGCCATCCCAACGAAGGACAGTAGCACAACATCCAAAATGTCTTGGACGGCAGCCCCTGGTCGGGATGTCCACCGCTGCCACCCGGCAGGCCCTGGTCAGGACGCGCACCACCAGACGGCAGCCCCTGGTCAGGCTTTGGCTGGCTTCCCGGCAGCCCCTGGTCAGGCCGTGCCGGCTGGCCAGGGATCGGCTGGCCGGATACGTGACCACCGCCCGGCAACCCCTGCGAGGGATGCGGCGGACGGCCGGGTGACGGCCAGATCGTGCCCGGCTGCACCGGGATGCCGCCACCGAAGCCGGGATCGACCGGCACGATGGGATTGCCGAGCGACGGAGGCGGCCAGATGCCCGGAGGGGGCGGCGGCAAGCCCTGATCGGGACGGTCGCTGCTGATCCCGTAGCCGGGATCGGTCGGACCTTCAGCGCCCGGCAGCTCATTGCCGGGATGCCCGCGCTCACGCACGGTAAGGAAGCCAGAAACGAACGGCATTTGACGTCTCCTTTAGCGGTTGACGTTTACGATCACGTTAGCGAAATGAACTGCGCCGGCCAGTTTGATCGCACACTGGATGGTCGGCGCGATGCGCTGCTCCCGGATAGCCTGCGGCTGACTTTCCACGAGCGGCGCCCACACGTAGTAGCCGAGTGGCAGCATCTGTCCATAGACGATCTGGCCGAACCCGCTGGCATTCCACTGCCCGGGCGCAATCATCCCGTTAATGACGCCCTGCTGCAATGAATTGGTCACAGTCGCCACCAGGATGTGGATGCCCTGGTTGGTTTGCGGGATTTTGGTGGTCGAGGTGTAGAGCACATTAAACAGATCGGTCTGGATGCGATTGGCCAGCCAGTCGGTGGTGTGCCGCTCGTCGAAATACATGCTGCTCGCCATCACGCCCTCCTGGATGATGGCGACGTCGTTGCTGTAGTAGACGAACACGTTGGCCCGCTTTAGCTTGAGCGCGGCAGCTTGGTTCTCGGTCAGGATCTCACCCGACACGCCGGGCTCCTGTTTGAATTTTAACGTGATGACGGTGTTGCTGGCCTCAAAATCGACGGTGAACGCCCGGCCATACATAGAAGCCGAGGCATATTTGCTGTTGCTGCTGAACTGACCGAACGTGCGGGTATAACCCAGCGCCTTCATCTGACTGAAGATGTCGACGTTGACCGTCGGATCCAGCGCCGCAGTGTCCTGTGAGGTGTAGCCAAAAATGGAGCTCGGACTGCAGCCCTCGATAAACTGCGCCACGTTGACATAGTCGGTAATGCTGATGTCGTTCACCAGAGCAAATTGCAGACCATACCACTGCGGGTGTGCACGCAGCGCGATGGCACACTGCAATGCCGTTTCCGCTGCAATACCGTTGACCGGCACCGAAGCACCCGCCGCCTGGGTTAGCTTCATCGGCGTCGACACGTCTTGCCCGAGACCGGACGAACTGGCGTAGCTGATCGTGCTGGTGGTGCCGGATGAAATCGACTGGATGTGGAACCGCGTGCCGTCAAACCAGCAGCTGCCGCCGGTCAGTGCGTTGTTAACAATGGTCGCCGCGCCGTTCAGGTTAGTGATGCCGGTGAAATCCATACCCGTGGTGCCGTTCTGTGGCGCCAGCGCACCGGTTGCCGCGGTGAGCTGGATGATCGCTGAGATGTCGGAGCCGCTGGCAGGTGCGCTGGCGTAGGTGATGGTGGACGCGGTGCCGGTGGTAGCGCTGCGAATCACGAACGCGCCGAGCTGATTGTTCCAGCTCGCGGTGCCATAGCTGGCCATCGCGGTGGAGATCAGACTGCCCGCGCTGGCCAGACGGGTCGGCGTGTCGGTGCCGGTCATGGTGGAGAAATTGATCCCCGCCACGTGGTGCAACGTGCCGTCGATGGTGATGTCAAACGCGCCGTTGACGAGGCCCTGCAGCTGCGTCACCAGCGCGTCCTGCGCCACCGGGGCGAAGGTGCCGCCGGTCAGATGCGCCGAGGTGGCCTGCAACAGGTGCGCCGTGCCGTCGATGGTGATTTGCATGGTGCCGTTGGTGACCAGCTTCAGCTGATTCTGCAGCGCGACCTGTTGCGATGTGGTCATGATGCCACCATGCAGGATGGCGTTCGACCCGTTCTGGGCGAACCGTCCGACATAGAGCACGGCCGGCTGCGGCGACTGCGAGAAGAACAAGTCCGCCGCCAGGAACTCCGGCGCGGTGGATCCAAAATCCTCGGCGACACCATCCAGCGTGCTGTATTGCCGGATGCGCTCATTGACGTCGATCGCAACCGATGGCCCGGCAATAAGTAATGCCCCAAAATTCCGTAGAGGAACTGCCAGCGGGCTCATATTTATACTGACATTCACTACATCAGAGACTGACAAGCCCGGCATAGCGTGCTCCTTTACATACTAGGGATTTGCGGTATGATCCAGAGCGAGCCGGGAGGGTGCGCAAACACCCCACCGGCTCTGACCAACGGACCTGTGATGGAGGTGCCGAATGGCTCCCCGTAAGCTACCAAAAGCGACGTATCTGCGAGAGTGCTTCAGCTACAACCGTCGGACCGGCGTATTGCGTTGGCGTGTCCGACCCCCACGCCACTTCACCACCAGACGCGGTCACTGGGTCCACAACGGACGATGGGCAGGAAAGATGGCCGGGCACCTTCGCCCGAAGGGGTGGGTCGTTCGTCTCGACGATCAGGGCTGGCGCGCCCATCGTGTCATCTGGAAGCTGGTCACCGGCCGCGATCCAGGCGACACAGTGGACCACATCAATCGAGACCCATCTGACAACCGCTGGAAGAATCTGCGATCAGCGACCCACGGACAGAACCGCGCGAATAGCTTGGCGAACCGAGGCCGCGCGCTGCCAAAGGGGGTCTATCTCGACCACGGTCGGTTCCGCGCGATCATCCGGCGCAACGGCAAGAACAGCAGCCTTGGCCATTACGACACCCCAGCCGAAGCGTCCGCTGCTTACGTCAGGGCAACCTAAGCCATCAGCAGTGCGCGGGTCTGCACGTAGCCGGTGGTCCCGCTGGCCGACAGGCGTTGCGCCGCCTGGGTCAGATGCAGCGCGGCCGCAATGTCGCTGTGGCCGCGTGCGGTGATGATCTCGCTGTCCTGCAACAGCGCCAGCACGGCGCCAACGGTCAGCGTGGCGCGGCCGGTGAAGCTCTGGTCGACCTGGGTGGCCACGAGACGGCCCATCGCGGCGCCGTTGGCGACGCCAGCGAGGGTCTGCGGTGCCTGAGTGGCGGTCAGCGTGGCGCCCGCCACCGGCCCGGCGTGGCCGGTCAGCGTCTGCGCGTCCTGGCTGGCCGTGAGGTGGCCCGCAACCACCGACCCGCCGCCCGCCACAAGCGCCTGTGGGGCTTGGGTGAGGTTCAGGGCACCGACACACACCGGGGTGGCGTAGGCGGCCCCCTGGAGCGTCTGGGGGTCCTGCGTCTGGGCCAGCCCGCCACCGACACCCGACAGCACCGAGCCAGCCGCGAGCAGCGTCTGCGCCGCCTGGGGCGCCGCCAGCGTGCCGCGCACCGTCACGGTTGCAGTGGCTGCCAGCCCGTCCGTGGTCTCGCTGATCGACAGCGTGCCGCCGACGCGTGGCCCACCGGCCGCGACGATGGTCTGTGGCGCCTGGGGCTGGGTGAGCGTGCCGCTGACCGTGGCGCCGCCTGCCCCGATCAGCGTCTGTGGCGCCTGGGGCTGGGTGAGCGTGCCAGTGACCGTGGAACCCGCGTGGCCAACGATAGTCTGCGCGGCCTGGGGCTGCGCCAGCGCGGCGCCCGCGACCGGTCCGCCAGCGGCAACCACGCCCTGCGACGCCTGGGTGAGTGACAGCGCGGCCGTGATCAGCGGGAAGCCGACCGAGGCTTGCCCCGCCAGCGCATCGGGAGATTCAGAAACCGTGAGCGTGCCACCAACGACGACGCGCGCGGTGCCGGTCAGCGGATCAGGCGCCTCGGTGACCGACAGTGCGGCGCCAACAGTGACGCCAGCATTACCGACGATGGTCTGCGGCGCCTGGGGTTGCACAAGCGTGCCACCGACGACGACACGACCGGTTGCGGTCAGGCCATCCGGTGCCTCAGTGATTGCCAGCGTGCCAGTGATCGCAGGCGAGCCGACCGTGCCCGCTGCTTGCAGCGTCTGATTAGCCTGGGTCAGTCCACTGATCGGGAAGTCAGGCAGGAACGCTTGGGCGGGCGGAGTGAACGCCCCACCGTATTGGGCAAAGCCCTTGGTAATCCTGATCTCGTCGAGGTAACCGTTGAAAACATAGTTAGAACTGATGGCATCGTTACCGATCAGGGTGTTACGCGCCGATGGGTATATCGTGTAAGTAAATGACGGCGAACTGGTGCCCACGACACCATTGATGTATATACGCAGGGTGTTGGTTGCGTCGCGATCGACGGCTAGGTGATACCACGTATAAAGCGTTGGAGTGAAAGCCGCATAAGCGGCACCGAAATTCGTTCCGTTCGTGGTGAAAGCAAACCCAAGGTTACCGGAGTTGGTAAAGAAACTCCACCCGAGGTCGCCCGCTGGATTGTCCAAGTCGCCTTGTGTAGCAATAATATCGA